CAATAACATAGCGTGGGGCTGGAACGCCTTGGAGAAATGCAAGGATGATGAGGTTCGCGTAGCCTTGGGTTTAATATGGCTCAAGATGTGCCGTCTCATTGAAACCCCCGATCATAAGGATACGATTGACGATATCGCAGGGTACGCTGAGACTATCCACATGATCCACGCCGAGAGGAAGAAGCGGGGCGGGTAACATGAGGGGTAGGCCAGAGTTCATATCCCAAGAGGATTTCCGTGGTTACTTTAGCCCAACTAGGATGAACAAACTGTTTCGTGTTGGTAATATTTTACCGGGAAGTTTTATTGCACGGGAGAAGAGGAATGGTAAACCCTTCAAGCCAAGGGGTAATGCCTATAAGGTAACTGAGGTTATTGCTAGAGCATGGGGGCAGGGCATAGAGATAAACCCTTGCGAGAAAGATGAAATCAGGAACAATATAAAAGACTTACAGGCCGCAGAGGAATACCTCCTAAAAGAAATCCAAGCCCTAGAACACGTTGTGGAGAATAGGAGGCATGACCTAGCACTGAGTAAAGCAAGCTACGAACTAACGGGGAAATCCCTACTCTATGAAGCAGAGATAGTAGCTGGCGGTTTCGACATAGGCTCTACATCTGGCGTGTACTTCCTCATTTATAGAGATAAAGTAGTGTATGTAGGTCAGTCAGTGGATGTAGGTAGCCGTGTACGGCAACACGTTGGGATGAAAGAGTTTGATAAATATGCCTACATCCCTTGCCCCCAAGCTATGCTGAATAAACTAGAGTCCCTCTATATCCACGTCCTCAGACCCCCATACAACGGAGGTACGGGGACATTTAATTCAGTCAGTGCGCCCATCAGATTGGACGATCTATTATCAGGAGTTATCTAATGGACATCGTAACTATCGACTTTGAAACGTATTACGATCAGGACTACTCCCTGTCGAAGCTAACGACAGAGGAGTACGTCCGGTCCGACCTGTTTGAAACGATAGGTGTTAGCGTCAAGGTTAATGAAGACCCCGGCTGTTGGTATTCAGGGGCTGATACACATACGTTCCTCAACTCGTTGGACTACAGTGACAAGGCTATCCTTTGCCATAATGCCGCTTTCGATGGGGCAATCCTGTCGTGGATTTATGATATCAAACCTAAGTTCTGGTTCGACACGCTCTCAATGTCACGGCCTAAGCACAGTGTTACAGTTGGGGGTTCGCTCAAGATGTTGGCTAGGTTTTATGACATAGGTGAGAAGGGGACAGATGTAATCGACGCCAAGGGTAAACGCCGCAAGGATTTCACACCTGTACAACGCAAAACCTATGGTGACTACTGCATCAACGATGGTGAGATAACGTGGAAGCTGTTCAAGAAACTTAAACAGGGGTTCCCGGTATCGGAGTTGATGATCATTGACCAGACGATCAGGATGTACACCGAGCCGACGTTCGAGCTTAACAGGTTTGACTTAGAGGAACATCTTGCAGAGGTTAAAGCAAAAAAAGACCAACTCCTAGCGGGGCTAGGAGGGAGGGAGGCGGCAAAGAAGGTGTTCATGTCCAACCCGAGGTTTGCTAAATTACTTGAGAAACTAGGTGCCACGGTGCCGATGAAGACAAGCCTGACCACAGGTAAGGAGACTTATGCATTTGCCAAAACGGATAAAGGGCTACTCGACCTACTGGAAAGTGATAACCAACAGGTGTCGGCTGTCGTTGCGGCGAGAATGGGTATCAAGTCAACCATCGAGGAGACACGGACTCAACGTCTGATAGATGTTTCCAAGCGTGGGCCGTTGCCTATCATGCTCAATTACTACGGCGCACACACTGGGCGTTTCAGTGGCGGGGATAAACTTAACCTCCAAAATTTACCAGCTAGACAAGGCAACGCCATACGTTCCGCTATCGTTGCGCCCGAAGGCTACAAGGTTATAGCTTGCGACTCATCACAAATCGAAGCCCGTATCCTAGCTTTCCTAGCCAAGCAAACAGATTTGGTTGAACAGTTCCGACAAGGTGATGATGTCTACCAGTTGTTTGCTGGTAACCTAGGTGTGTCCCGCTTTGTTGGTAAGACTTGTATCCTTGGGCTAGGATATGGCATGGGGGCAGAGAAGTTTGAGGACACGTTGCGGAGAGGCAGTCCATCCATAGCAGGCAACACCGATACCGCAGTCATAGATGATGTCGAGGCCAAGCGCATCGTCTACTACTACCGTGGCAAGTTCGCCGCCATCAAAGGACTATGGAAAGAATGTGACGGTGTGCTTACCAACATGGTAGCTGGTAAGGATGGTGTCATAAGAGACTTCCTGTCCTACACCCCCGATGGAATAGAGTTACCCAACGGCATGATGCTTAGGTATAATAGGCTGTGCCAAGGTGAAGATGGTTACCAATACCTAGCCCACCCTAGAGAAGTCCATAAGCTAACCAAAAATAAGGTTGCCGACACCGACGATAAGATTAACTGGATAAATATCTACGGGGGCAAGGTGGTGGAGAACATCGTCCAAGCCCTCGCTCGTATAGTTGTTTCAGAGCAAGCGACAGCGATCACCCAAGCTGGATACCCAGTGGTGTTGCAAGTGCATGACGAGAATATATGCGTTGCGAGTATAAAAGATGCAGCCACTGCACAACAAGTTATGGAGCGTGTGATGTCAACACCACCGAGCTGGGCTCCTGACCTTCCAATCACATGTGAGTCTGCAATAGGTAATAACTATGGAGAATGTAAATGAAACTTACTCACTCCTACTCTGCGCTCAAGCAATTCGACAACTGCCCCAAGCAGTACCACATGCAACGTATCACCAAGGAAGTAAAGCCTTCATCAAATGAAGCTAGTATATATGGTGAACGTGTACACGAACAACTTGAGCAACGCTTGAAGGGTGGGGAGTTAACCCCTGAAACTGTAAAGTATGAAGAACTATGCCAAGCTTTTGAGTCTGGTGATGGCGAACTACTTGTAGAACAGGAACTATGCCTCAACAAAGATTTGGTTCCGACAGGTTGGTGGGATGATGACGCTTGGCTACGATCTAAACTAGATGTTCTAAAACTTAACGGCACCACAGCAGGAATAGGAGATTGGAAAACAGGTAAGTATCGTCCTGATTTCTTTCAACTGGAATTGTTCGTGTTACAAGTTTTCAAACACTATCCCAGCGTGCAGAAGATTAAGGCTTCTTTTATCTGGCTCAAAGATATGAAACTGGATAGTAAAACTTACCGGAAAAAACAAGAGCCAGCGTTGTGGAACAAGTTCTTCGCAAGGGTGCAACGTATAGAGGCCGCCGCGGAGGCATCTAACTGGCCAGCTAAACCAAGTGGGCTATGTCCTTGGTGTCCTGCCAAACATATTTGCGAATTTGCAAGAATTTAACTTGACACCCCTGTAAGGTTATATATTATAACGCCATGACTACGCCCGAAGGAAAAACCAAAAAGAAACTAGACACCATGCTCAAACTTAAGAAGAGCCGTGGTGTCTGGTACTTCTCCCCACAAGCTGGCCCTTTTGGGCGGTCTGGTGTACCTGATCGTATTGTATGTGCTTGTGGCGTGTTCATAGGTATCGAAGTCAAAGCGAATAGCAAGAGACCTATGACTGCCTTGCAACAACAATGCAGCGAGAAGATAGAAAAAGCAGGAGGTAGATTCTTTCTAGTGCATGATGTGGAAAGCATCGCAGAAGTAGAAAAATTTATTAATAAGGCTATCGAAGGACGGCTCCATGCTAGTGCTTGAACAAGCCAAAGCCATAGCCCTCAAGCTGAACAACCCAGCACGCGTACTTGAATGTATCCCCACTGCACAACAAGTTACAGTGAACGGGTCTACCTTTACCGCAGTGCCCCACAAGTCTGATGAGGTGCGTATCCTACGCAACCTTGGTATCAAAGCCCCCGCCCCTATCCTTCACTACTACGATTGGTCGGGGGAGTTTACACCCTATCATCACCAACGCCTGACTTCCGCTTTTCTCACCATGAATGAGAAGGCTATAGTTCTTAATGAAATCGGAACGGGTAAGACATATTCTGCTTTGTGGTCTGCCGACTACCTAATGAAGGCAGACGTAATTAAGAAAGTATTAATTATCTCCCCGCTATCTACTCTAGAACGTGTTTGGGGGGATGCGATATTTAAAGAGTTTGTTCATAGGACATCTGTAACGCTATACGGTACATCTAAGCGGCGGCTTAAATTATTAAAAACAGACGTAGATTTCTACATCGTCAACCACGATGGCTTCGGCATTATATGTGATGACGCTGTTGATATGTTCGACCTTGTAATCGTAGACGAGGCGGCTGTGTATCGCAATCCTTCTACTAACAAGTTTCGTTTATTCCGTAAGTGGATGAGTATGCACCCCGACATGAGGTTGTGGCTCATGACAGGTACGCCCACCCCTAATTTACCTACTGACGCATGGGCTCTGGCCAAGCTAGTGGATAGTCCATACGCCCCCCGCACATTCACTGCCTTCCGTGACCAGACAATGGAGAGGTTCGGGCAGTACACCTATATCCCGAGACCCAGTGCGCTGGATACTGTGAAACATGTTCTACAACCTTCAGTACGATATAAACGGGATGAGTGTTTCGATCTTCCGCCTACTGTCTACCAAACACGCGAGGTTCAGTTAACTACTGAGCAACGCAAACACTATGACAAGATGATGAAGCACTTCATCACTGATGTTGCTGGCGGCGAACAAATTACTGCCGTCAATGAGGCAGTCAAGATACAGAAACTGGTACAGATAGCTTGTGGCGTAGCCTACAACGACAAGGGCGAGGACGTAGAATTAGCCTGCAAACCACGAGTCGATGCTGTGTGCGAGGTTATAGAAGAAGTTGGGGGTAAGGTGATTGTCTTCGTCCCCCTCATAGGAACGCTTAAGATGCTTGAGCGCGAACTCTCGAAGAGATGGACAGTGGCTATCGTCAACGGCGCAGTGCCTACCCGGAAGCGTAACATTATCTTCCATGACTTTCAGAACGAAGTTGACCCGCACGTTATTATAGCCCACCCCGCAACAATGGCGCATGGCCTGACCCTCACCGCCGCCTCGACCATAGTATGGTACGGCCCGATAACTTCTAACGAGCAGTACGTACAGGCGAATGGGCGGATAGAGCGTATAGGCAAGCACCACGCCTCTAACATAGTCCACATAGAAGGGACAGTGTTGGAG